ATTGTTTCACCGTGTTTGGTTACTTCGACTGTGTATTTCATTTCATCCTCCGGTTTCTGCTTTTGCTTTTTCAAGCCAGGCGCACACCTGGCGACCGGTAGCCCAGTTAGGCCGGCAGTCGCGCCGGCCATTGCTCGATATGGGTAAAAACGGTACGTTTGGTGTCGGGGTTGTATTGGTGCATATAATGCGTGGTGGTATCAACCAGCTCGTATCCCAATTTGAGGCAGAGAGCAACAACATCTTCTCGGTGCGCGCATCCACCCGGCCATCCGGGTATCACATAAGCCTCGCCGTAGATGTTACTCCCATCGCGATAGTCCTGGCTCTCGACACGAGCGACCCAGGCCCGCCAGTAGCTATTCCATTCGATACACGCGTAGGTTTTCATTTTATCCTCCGGTTTCGCCGTTCTGCGGCTCATCAGTCTGGCGGTGCAGCCAGAGACCGGGCCGGGGTGGTTGGCCCCGGCGGGTAGTGTTAATCAACCTTTTGCCCGAACGTTCCGGCCCCGCGACCACCATCAATTAAATCCGTTTCAATGTTGCGGTTATGGGGCAGGGTGAGCCATTGGTAGACGTTATCATAAGCATTGCCTTCTCCGTCAAACCCTTCGTTTTCCAGCCAGTCCTGGCAAGCTGAGCTGTATTCATCAACCGTGAGCCCATATAATGCAGCGTTGGCTGATTTGGATTTTGTCAGTTCTGATTGGGCGGGTATTTTTCTTGCGATTGTTTGATCCATTTTGTCCTCCATTTGTCTGCACTGCTTTGATGTATATATAATAACCGACCGTTGGGTATTTGTCAATAGGTCTTATAATCGTTAACATGTTGTTAACATTAGACATCCTCATGATCACTTATTGCGACGCAAATCGGAAAATAGTTGTATAATGAGGGCGTGAAAATATTCGACGCCGGCATTACACCTGACCGCCATAATGCAAACGAAGGTACCCAGCGTGGCCGCGGGCTACTCGAGAAGTCTCTGCGTAAGCTAGGCGCAGGTAGGTCGATCCTGACCGACAAAGATGGCAACGTCATTGCTGGCAATAAGACGATCGAGGCCGCCGCAGATATTGATCTACCAGTTCGCATCGTTGAAACGGATGGTAATGAGCTGGTCGTAGTCAAGCGGACAGACCTTGACCTGTACTCCGAGACCGATAAACGCGCCAGGCAGTTGGCTTATGCCGATAACAAGATTGCCGAGGTTGACCTTGCGTGGAAGCCCGAACAAATCGCGGTAGACTTCGAGCCGCTGGAGTTGGGCGAGTGGGGGTTTGACAATCAAGAATCATTAGACGGGTCTAACGTTCCTGCCGCCGGTAGTGGTGAAGAAAAACAAACAGAGACAATATGCCCTAAGTGCGGATTTCACTATGCAATCTGATATAGCGTTCCTGGCTTATTACCCAGATAAGCAGCGGCAAGATAACAACAGCTTTGAGGGAAACTATAACATTGGCGCTAACGTAATAATGGATGTATTAAAACGCAATAATATTGAATGTGATATGTGTACTCCCGATACCGCCAAAAATTATAGAGTCGTATTGGTGTCTTTCACATCTGATTATGATTGCATTGCGTTTTATCGGGCGGTTGCATTACTCCCGACGTGGCAACTAGGGAGAAAGTTTACGGTTATTGGTGGAGGGGCTGGAATACAGAATCCAACATCTATAAGAAATTACATTGACTACGCTGTGTTTGGACGCGCTGAGGATATTATTATCCCATTGGTAGAATCCGTTTTAGGTGGTGGAATATTTATTCACGAAAGTGTTATGCACTTGCCGGATATCTCGCCAGTAAAGCTTAGCCAATCTCAAGATTTATATCCTTATGATATTGATTTAGGGCGCGGGCGCGGGCGCAGAGAATGGAAAGAGTCGTTTATTGGCTGTCCAAATAAGTGTAAATTTTGTCATTACACATGGGCGCGTAAACATATCGGAGAAGGAACCTATTATCAAGGCGATTTGACAATGAATCGCTCAATTGAGTGTCTATGGAAGGATATTCCTAAAATAGATAAGAAAGAAGGCCGGATTAGAACGGCTATTGATGGATTCTCAGAAAGACTACGATTCTCGTTCGGCAAACATATAAGTAACCAGGAAATTATTGACGGAATAAATCATTTGGGTGATTTCGCGGGCATAACTGTTGTTATGACATACAATATCAGTAATATGCCATATGAAACGCAGCAAGATAGAGACGAACTTTATAATACCGTAAAGCAGGCCAACCCTAAAAACCGCATAATTATTGTATTTCAGAGTACGCCTTTCCGTCCGTCTCTATTAACTCCATTGCAGTGGGCACCAGTTACGCTATTTCCGGCTACGTCTGATTTGTCCGCACAAGTAATACACGATTCCAACAACCTCCGCGTTATGCACTCATTTAGCAATGAGGGCGCGTATTCCCAACTTGAAACGGTAATCGTATCAAGGGCAACAACGGAAACAGACAAATTATTTCATGCAATATGTTTTCACCCAAAATTAAAGAAAGGAACATCTAAGGATAAAGTCGGTTTATTGCAGCGTGGATTTGATTTAACTCCTTATTTGCGGGAATATGAAGCAGACGAAAAGCATCCCGCATGGTTTCTATCATCCTATACTGACGTAAGCGGATTGCGTCGAGCTTATGAAGTAGCTAAGAAATCTGTAGTTATACAAAGATAATACTATGCCATTTGTAAAAGGCGATCCGAGAATCAACAGGAAGGGAAGACCGAAGTCATTTGACAAACTTCGGGCGCTGGCCGTTGCGTTGTCGTCGGAACCGGCGGTTGATAAAAACGGCCAACCGATCATGTGGAACGGTAAGCCGGTTACAAACGCGGAGCTTATCTTGCGGATGTGGATCACGGACAAGAAATACCAGCGCGATTTTCTAGAAGTGGCGTTCGGTAAAGTGCCGGATAAGGTTGATGTCAACGCGGACGGCAGCATCACAATTACCGTGAAATACGAGAGGCGCGATGACTCTTGACGTTACCGTCCACCTTCCAGATCCGCACGCCAAACAAAGGGCATTTATCGACTCACCCGCCAAGCGCAAGGTCGTCCGTGCCGGCCGGCGAGGCGGGAAGACGGTCGGAATATCCATCTGTTCGGTGGAACGTTTTCTTTCAGGTAGGCGCCAGCTCTATGCTGTTCCGACATCTGAACAGGTTGATAGATTTTGGACGACTGTTTGCCGGGCGCTTTATGAACCGATCAAGGCTGGGGTTTTCAAGAAGAACGAGACCGAACATATCATCGAATTACCGGGAACCGAACAACGCATTAGAGCAAAGACGGCCTGGAACGCCGATACCTTGCGCGGTGATTATGCAGACGATCTCTATCTCGATGAGTGGCAACTTATGAACGAGGACGCCTGGGGATTGGTTGGCGCTCCAATGATGCTTGATACCAATGGTAACGCCACTTTTATCTATACCCCCCCATCACTTCATTCCCGGTCTGTAAGCAAGGCCAATGACCCGCAGCACGCGGCCAAATTATATAAACGCGCGTCTCAGGACACGACCGGTCGTTGGGCTGTATTCAACTTTACCAGTCGCGATAACCCGCATTTGAGCAAGGAAGCATTGACCGATATCACAAAGGATATGACCTCGCTTGCTTATCGCATGGAGATCATGGCCGAGGACGTGGACGAAGCGCCGGGCGCATTATGGACTAGAGAGAATATCGAGAAATCACGGGTATTCAAACATCCAGACCTTGAAAGAATTGTTGTGGGCGTTGATCCAACTGCCTCAAGCGGAGGCGATGAGGCTGGTATAATTACAACTGGCAGAAACGATGAGGATTACTACACACTCGCAGACGATAGCACGCAAGGAAGTCCTCAACAATGGGCGACGGCTGCCGTCCTGGCATATCATAGGCACAAAGCTGATTGTATCGTGGCTGAAAAAAATAACGGCGGCGAAATGGTAGAAGCGGTTATAAAACAAGTTGACCCATCCGTCCGTGTGAAATTAGTTTGGGCTTCACGCGGTAAGGCGACACGCGCCGAACCAATCAGCGCAATATCAGAACAGGGACGAGATCATCACGTAGGGTCATTTCCTACACTTGAGGACGAATTATGTTTATGGATTCCGGGCGACGATTCCCCCAACCGCCTGGATGCGAAAGTTTGGGCGATGACTGAATTAGAGGTAACTGGGCAAGCCACCTCAATCGACAACCCCTTTTATTTTTAGGCAAGGAGCAACACATGAATTATTTCCAGGAAAAAATACAATCATTAGTATCATGGGCTTTCACCGGCGGGAAGCAGATGGATGAATACGAAGTTGCCCTCCTAAATCGCCAGAAGATGCTGAACGAACTGAAACAGTATTACGACGGCCGGCAGCGCCGGCCGCTGAAACCGGCGCCACTTGGAAAAGATTATAACGTCCTTGCGAACCTTACAGGTATAATCGTCAATCGTTCTGTGTCGATGCTGGTAGGCCCTGGCGTGGACTTCAATATTAAAGACGAAACAGCGCACGAATACATCGATAATACCTATGCGGCCAACAAGGGTGATATCCTGCTTCACGATCTTGCGCAGTTCGGCTCAATCTATGGCACTCCGTTTATGAAGATTGTACCAGGCGCCAGGGAATGGAACGGTGATATTTACCCGCGCCTTGTCGCCCTAAACCCGATGAACCTGATTATCAAAACAGCGCCTAATGATATTGAGGATGTGACCGCCTACGTCTACCGATGGAACGACGGCGAAACAGCATGGCGCGAAATCACGGGCAAGTTTGTCAATCCTTCGGAAGATATAACTCAAAGGCCAATCCCTTACTGGATTATCCACGTCGAGAAGTCAGACAAAGATACTAAAGGCGAATGGGTACAATTTGGCGATGAAACGAAATGGGATTATCCATTCTCACCCATCCAGCATTCTAAAAATCTACCACTGGCGGGGTCTGTTTATGGCATGTCCGATATTGAGGGCGTGATCGAATTACAGGATCGGTACAACGCCAGTCAGTCGGATATCAATGTCATTCTGGGTAATAACGCCTTTCCGCTTAGATATGTCAGTGGTGGAAAACTTCCGCGTCTTACCCTTGCAGACGGTTCCCAGGTTGTTGATATTTCCCCGCAGAAGATCATCGAGTTTGGTGAAGGTGTGACGATGGGGACGGCTGAAATGGAATCTGATCTTACCAGCTCCCGCCAATTCTCTAACGACCTGCGCCGGGATATATTCGACATATCCGCGACCGTGGATTCTGAGACCTTGCGCGAGAACGCCAGCTCGATAACCAATTTCGGGCTGAAGATCATGTATAAGGATGAGATCGAAAAGAATAACACCAAACAAATGCTTTATGGTGATCTACTTTGCACCGTGAATAAAAATCTCTTGACTATGGCCGGGCTGAATAATGACCCTGGCACCGTTACCTGGGGCGACCCGCTTCCGGTAAACGAGAAGGAAGAGATCGAAGCCCTGACCGCCGATAAGGCGCTCGGCATTGTGTCCGATGAAACGATCAGCCAGATCAGGAATTATGACTTTGCCGATGAACAAGCGAAACTGGCTAAGGAGAAATCACAGCGGGACGCGCTGGGAGGTAACATCTTGCGCGATTTTCTTGCCGGGAATAATAGAAATAATCAATGACCCTACTTTCTGAATGGTCACGTCTCAAGAAACAATTAGAGCAGCAGGATAGCAAAGTCCTTGAGCACCTCATTACCGCTTATGGTCAATCCTATTCACGACTTACGCCTGAGATCGAAGCCCTCGTAGAAAAAATGGAAGCCGATCTTGCATCCGGTAAACTCACTAAACAGACGGTAGCAAAATCGGCGGCATTCAAAAACCTGATCCGCGAAGTCGAGCGGGAACTAACGGACTATTCAGGATATTTGAAAACAGAAGCGGCTACGGCGGCGGATGTCGCTGGTAGATCAGGTTTGTCAGGTGGTAAATTCTTGATGCTTGCAGCCCTTGCGGATGCTATAGGCGTTTCAATTGCAGACATGCCGCGCGAAGCGGTGAAATCTGCTCCACCCGATGCGCTGGCGTTCCTTGCTGATTACCTACGCAAAGACGGGCCATTATATCAGCGCATTGATGGACTATCCGGTTATCACGCCGAACAAATTGCAGAAGGAATTCTAGAGAGAGTTGGTCAAGGATTGAATCCCCGCGAAATAGCGAAGGAAATCACCAATTTGTACGGAATGGGCCTAGCTGATTCGATGCGGATGACCAGGACGGCTCAACTTTATTCATATCGCCAGGCCAATAACGCCGTTCAGATTGTTAACTCGGATGTCCTTCAAGGACTGGTTTGGTGCGCTGAGTTGGATGATCTCACTTGCCTATCGTGTGTCGCTTTGCATGGTACGGTATTCCCAGTTGGCGAAATCTGCGACGATCATCACAATGGCCGGTGCGCCATGTTGCCGTGGGTTGTAGGCGCTGAAAACCCAATCGGTAAGACCGGTGAAGATTGGTTCAAGGAACAATCAGAGGCGACACAAAAAAGCATGATGAGTGAATCGAAATACAGCGCGTGGAAAGAAGATAAGTTCACATTTGACAAATTATCTACCACGCATGAGGACGAAGTTTTCGGACAGATGCGCGGAGAGGCCAGTTTGAAATCAATATTAGGAGAGGAATGACCGATCGCGCCTTTTGGGAAATCATCTACCGTTCAATTATCGCAATAGCAGCGGCGATAAAGAAGAGGTATCTTTCTATTGACAAGCATTCCTAAAAGTGTATAATTGTATTAGCTATTAACAGACCCCGCCTAAAGGCCGCGCCTGTCTTTGGTTGAGAGACCAGAGCGGGCGCTTTTTTATTTCATAAATAGGAGAAAATCGCAATGCCAGAAACCACTGAGACGGTGGAAACAGTAACACCCCCGACAACCCCGGCGCAGGTAGCCCCAGTTGTGGAACCTGAAACAGGCCCGGACGGACAGCCGTTTGACGCCAAACGAGCGCAAGAACTCATCGACAAATTGCGCGAGGAAAACAAGGCCTTGAAACCGAAGGCCAAAAAAGCCGATGAACTAGAAGCCGCCGAAGCGAAACGCAAAGAAGCCGAGATGTCAGAGCTGGAAAAGCTCCAGGCTCAAATCAAAAAGCAGGAAGAGGAACTAAAGGAATCCAAACGCCGCGAGATGCAGCGCACGGCTGCCGACAAAGCCAAACTTCCTCCCGAACTCGTATCGCGATTAGTCGGCACAACGCAGGACGAAATGGATGCGGACGCCGCTAAACTGGCTGCCGTGATCCCTAAAGTTTCAAACCTTAACGTTACCAATCCTCCCCCAAATGACGCCACCATTACCGATGCACAGCGCCGGGCATTTTTGAACGGGGGGCCTTTACCAGGAGTATAAAATATGACCGCTGCAAATCTATGGAGTGATGTTAGCTCCATTGCCATGACAATGCAGGAAAACGCTGTATTTGCCATTCGAGAAAATTATACGCTTCAAAGCCTTGTCACTTCATTTGGCGACATGGCTGGTTTGAATTTACGGAAAGGATATGAATATAACAAGTCCACCGCCGCAACAATCGCAGAATCCGACGACCTGACTTCTAACGCTTTTACCCCTTCGCTGGCTGCTACTTTGACACCGGCTGAAATTGGCGAGCAGTTCTTTGTCACTGATTCACGACGAGATTCAGAAGCTCCGGAAAGTATTATCCGAGACGGTGCTCTAGAGTTGGGTATGGCAGGTGGAGATAAAATCCAGACTGACCTATTGGGAACCTTTTCTAGCCTTACCGGTGGAACCATCGGCGCGGCTGGAACCGCCATTACCTGGGGGTATGTTGCCGCTGGTATTGCCCGCGCTCGTAACGCCAATAAATCAAGTGCTGCTCAGCTCGTTTATGTTATGCACGGTTATCAATGGGCTGTTCTTGCAAAAGCGGCCTCTATCGCTGGTGCTGCTGTTGGAACCGCTGCTCCTTCCTATGCCGAACTGATCACCCGTACTGGTTTCGTTGCTGAATTCATGGGAGTTCCTTTGTATCAGGTGTATGGTGCTGTAACTGCCCTTGACGATTTCGTTGGTGGAATCTTCCCGCGCTCGGCTATTGCTCTGGATATGCGACGCGCGATCCGGATTGAACCTGACCGCGATCCGTCACGGCGTGGTACTGAATTCAACATGTCCGCTGTCTATGCCGCTGGCGTATGGCGTCCTGCTCTGGGCGTTCAGATGATCTTTGATGCTTCGGCACCCTCAAGTTAAGGAGATGATATTATGGCAAGCTTTGGTGATGTAAATATCGTATCTTGTAACGTCGGGGCGCTGACCAATGATTTTCGTCCGATGTTCAAAATTCCTGCCGGTTACGGCGGGGTTACTTTCCTGAGTTCTCACTTTACCGGTGAGGGTGCAGGTACTTCCTGGCTCCAATTAGTGGATTTAGGGACCGCCGGAACCGCTGTTGGCGGTACTATCGCCCAATCTGGAACCGCCACTGTTTCTGTGGCTGGTATCCCGGCCGCCTTGACCCTTGTCACCGCCTTCGTCGATGAAGGTCACTGGGTCGGCGCGCGCGAAAACAATGTTGGCGCAACTAACGCGATCACCATCGTAAGCGCCGCTTATGTGATGGGCAAATCGGGTTCATAATCATAATCAAGCGACCGGCTAGGCTCACGTGGCTGAAAGGGTGTTCCTCCCCACCTTGCCGGTCGCCTTTTGGGAGATGTCAATCGAGGATGACAATATATGAAAATTAATTTTTTCAGCAACGCCCCCTGGTGGCAGACTGGCTATGGTGTGCAATGCCGGATAAACGTACCTCGTATGATGGCCGCAGGCCATGAAATGACGATAACCGCTTGGACGGGATTACAAGGCGGGGTATTAAACTGGAACGGAATTCCAACTTTCCCAGGATATTTGCATCCTTATGGTCAAGATATCGCCGGTGCGCACGCTTCCGGTTCTGATATTATGATTTCACTTTTGGATTCTTGGGTCTGCGAACCTGAAAGATATCCCAAAAAACTTCGTTGGATACCGTGGTTTCCAATTGATTCAGAGCCTCTTATGCCTGGCGTTCGCGCCAAGGTTGAACAAGCCTATCACCGCATTACCATGTCGAAGTTTGGAAATCGGATGATGAACGATGCCGGCCTGGATTATTCCTATGTGCCGCACGGCATTGAAACGAATATTTATACCCCCATTGATCGTAAAGAAGCGCGCAAAAAGGTGAAATTTCCCGAGAGCGCGTTTGTGATTGGGATGGTGGCGGCCAATAAGGGCAATCCTTCGCGCAAGTCATTCCAGCAACAGCTTGAAGCATTTGCGCAATTCAAAAAGAAACACAGCGATGCGATTATGTATATTCATACCAATACCTCCGAACATGGTGAATACGCCGGCGTAAATTTACCTGAATTATGTAAGTTCCTGGGCCTGCGAGAGAACATTGACGTGATTTTCCCCGACCAGTATCAGAACATCTTAGGCTATCCCGATGAATGGATGAACAACCTTTACAACGCCTTTGACGTTCATACCCTGGTATCAATGGGTGAGGGTTTTGGTATCCCGATTGTAGAAGCGCAGGCGGCTGGCTGCCCTGTGATTGTTGGCGATTGGACTTCGATGTCAGAATTATGTTTCAGCGGCTGGAAAGTCTCAAAGAGTGAAGCAGAGCCTATCTGGACGGCTGGCGCAAATTATCAATATATCCCGCACACCAGCGCAATTCTGGAAAAGTATGAAGCCGCTTATCACAAAAAAGACAATCAGATTTACAGAGATCGCGCGCGCGCAGGTGCGTTGGATTACGACGCCGATAAGGTATTTCTAGAATACTGGGTTCCTACCCTGAAATTAATCGAGGATAAAATAGCGGACGATCCGCGCAAGGCGAAAGAAAATCACGTCCATCAATGGTCAAAGATTGGCTTATACGATAAGTTCGGCTCATTGTCTATGCCGTGTATTGGGTGTCATGATGAAATAATGACCAACCCAGATGGCAAAGGTACAATCGTCCCGGACGGTTTCAAGCCTTCATTTGATCTTAAGTTTGTACCAGATACCGACGGCATTACAAAGATCGTATGCCGTGAAATTGAACGTGATTATGACCTGGATAATCTGGATATCAAAGACGGTGATTTCATTATTGACATCGGGGCGCACAAAGGGATCGTTTCCTGCTATCTGGCATGGAAATATCCCAAAGCTACTATTCTGGCTTATGAACCCGTAATGGAAAATTTCATGACAATGAATGAAAATATCATCCTAAATAAGATCAATAATATTATTCCTTACAATATGGCCGTGACCAAAGATGGGCGGGACGTGTTTATCAATTCAGACCCTAGAAATAGCGGCGGAGGTAATATTTACCAGGTAAATGAAGGCGCGCAAGCTGTAAATTCCATCACCCTGCAAGAGATACTCAAGTTCCACGGCATTGATAAACTGGCCTTGCTAAAGATCGACTGCGAAGGGAGCGAATTCGAGATACTCGACACGGTTCTTTTGAAACAGGTATCATGCCTGCGCGGTGAATTCCACAAGGCCGCCGGAAATACCGATAAATTACTCGCCACAGTAAATAAGATTATTCCCGACGTGAAAGTGACGGTGCAAGGATGACAACCTCATTTGATGCCTGGTCTAACGCCCAAAATAAAGAATTGCAATGGCACACGGAAAATCAATGGCGCGCCGATGACGACTTATTTATGGGACAGACAAAGGATTACTTTACCAGCGTGGGTATCAAGGCCAGGCAATATAAAACCGTCATCGATGCCGGCTGCGGCCCGCGCCTGAGATCGCGCTTCTTCGACCATTCAAAACTGTACGCTATCGACCCGTTGGCAGAAAATTATATGCAGCTATTTCCCTGGTGTGATCTGTCAAAGGCGGTTGTCTATCCGGTGCCGTTGGAGCAACTCATTCCAGGATTACACGCCGAGTTTCTGTTATCTCTCAACTGCCTGGATCACTGCCGCGACTTTCCTGTGGTCATTGCCAACATCGCCGAGTATGCCGACGAATTCTATCTTTCTTATGACGTCGGCAAACCTGATCCGTTGCATCCGCTTATCTTGACCGAAGAGATATCCGAGAAATGTTTTGCGGATCAGGGATTGAGGATCGACAAAAAGATTATCGGCGATCCCTGGCGCGACGGCTATTCGCTAAACTACTGGTTATCAAAATGATTGATCTAATGATTATTAACTACAACATGCCGGAGGCCGTGACGGAAATCATAGATTCTATTCATTCGCGCATTCCTCACCGCTGGATCGTGGTTGATAACGGCTCCGATATTGTTACGCCGCACCCAAAGACCAACGTATTTGTCAAAGAGAACCACCAGGTCATGAGCGGGGCGCTGGCGGGTTTGCAGGAAATCACCAGCGAATACTTCTGGGACTTCTCGACCTCGATGGGGCCTATCCAATGCGATGGCGACCCGATAGCCGAAATGCTGTCTGGTTTTGAGGGACATCCCGAAATCGTGGCGATCTTCCCGGCCCTGTCCGGTGATATAAAGTCCCCGACGCACACAATCTACCGCCAGTCGGATGAGCATTTTAGCCAGGTGCCTATTGGCGCTTTTGACGGCATGTGGCGTACTGATTGGCTAAAATCACATCTGGATCATGCGTTTACCTCCTGGGGCATTGATATCGATCTGGGCTATAAGGCCAGGCGCGAGGGATTGACGATGTGGGTCAATAACCGCGTCGTGACCGAGCTTGTCGAGCGCAAGGGATATCCGGAAAGACGGCATGTCTCCGAGGAACAAAATAACCGCGACGAGAGCGAGCGCATGAACCGCATCCTATCGCAAAATTACGGGGATAATTGGTGGGACATCATGGATATGAGGGAGGCGCTCAATGAACATTAGCTACTGCATCATCACCAAAGGCGACCGGCCCGATAAACTTGCGGCATTGATCGAATCCATAAATACCACGCCCTATACCTACGATTACGAGATCACTATCGCGGTTGAGACAGGTCATAAATGCCTGGGCCTGTTGCGAAATCAGGCCTGTCGATCTGCGAAATATCCTATTCTGGCGGTGTTGGATGATGATCTTATTCTTGACAGCGATTTTATCAAAGGGATTAATGATTTTGGACTCGACTGGGATGTTATGTGTCCGAAGGTACTAAATCCGGACGGCAGCCGTTATTGGGACTGGCGCGAAGTGACTGAAAATGGTCAGCGTATGGTCGATTACCATATTGTTGACGCCGGCAATATGGTTCCGCCCGGATGCTGTGTTCTTTTGAAACGAGAGGTGTTTGAGTGCATCCAGTGGGACGAGACCATCCCCTATTACACAGCGCCTTTCGAAGATATCGACTTTAGCCGCAGACTACATGCCGCCGGATATCTTTGCAAAATGAATCCGTTATCGACCGTGCATCATAACGACCCGCGCTACTACCAGGTCGGCGATGTGGTGGGAAAGAGGGAAATATGAAAATTTCCGTAATGGGCGAGATGCGAATGCCAGTTTTACCGTACGGTTCCGGCGGACTTGGCAGGACGACACACGAGATCGCGAGCGACTTACTCCGCTTTGGTCACGATGTCGTACTCGTGGCGATGCCCGGCAGCCAGTTTGACGGCCCGATTGTCGAGGCGGTTGATGATAATTACGATGTCTACCTGGATTTCTCGCACGAGCATATCTGGGCCTATCCAAATACCTTACACATCATCGGCGACCGGGAATGTCCGTATCTCCCGCCCTGCGCAGTGGTGCAATCAGAGTACATGCACGGTTTTTATCCATCGGCCCGGGTTGTCAAAGCGGGCGTAGAAGTCGATAAGATCCCGTTCTACGAAACTCACGGGGACTATCTGGTATTTGCGGGAGCAAACATCTCACACAAACAGCCCACAATCGCCCAGGTTATAGCGCAGCGCGCCGGTAAAGAGATAAAAATGCTTGGGCCAGAATTTACGCCGGTGGACGAGGCCGAGAAATTGGAGATCATCGGCCACGCATTGGGATTACTTTGCCCTTACACCATCGACGCCGCGCCCAGGCTCCCACTGGAAGCGGCCGCGTGCGGCACGCCGACGATCTGTCTGGACGGCGACGGAACGAAGTCGCACGTCATGGATAATCTCACGGGTTACGTCTGCGAGGACGTTGACGAGATGGTGGCCGCCGTAAAACTACTTCCGAAGTTAAATCGTAAAAGAATCAGAGAGTGGGTCTGGTTTGAACATAACGCGAACGATACCAACCGCGAGATCGAATTGCTACTGACTGCGGTGATGAATGGAGAGAGGTGGTAAATGGCCGGCAACGTTAATGTCCCTGATCTGGTAACAGGCGTGAAAGTCGCGTCTGACGATATTGGCGGCGTCCAGTATCAACGTATTAAACTGGATGCCGGCGCGGATGGGGTAAGCGCTCCTGTAACTTATGCGACCCCATTGCCGGTAACTCTTCCGGCCGCGCAGGTTCCGCCGGCAAATACTGGATATTCCACCGACGCTAAACTGGATACGGTTGTGACGGCTTTGCAAAACCTGTTGACAGAATTGCAACTCAAGGCCGACCTATCCGAGACGCAACCCGCTTCGCTCGCCAGCGTTCCAAGCCATGAGGTTACCGGCCCGCTGACAGATACGGAATTAAGGGCGACGGCCGTGTCTGTTACCGGAACCGTGACGGCCAACACCGGACTTGATCAACCTCTCACGGATACGCAACTCCGCGCGACCGCCTTACCGGTGAGCGGCACGGTAGATACGGGTTTGTCGCAACCACTGACAGACACGCAATTACGAGATAGCGCCGTGCCTGTCTCGCTCGATTCCGTCCCATCCCACGCCGTGACCGAGGAGGACGGATCCAATGTTGCCATTGGCGCGACCACAGACGCCGCGGTAGTGACGGACGCCGCCGGATCACTGTCTGCCAAACTGCGCGGCCTGATAAAGCTGCTAGTCGATAAGATCACGGTAAACCTCTCCACTGACGCCGATTCAGCCATTGGTAAAGTCAAGATAATGGCGCATGATTCTGAATCTGGGTATATTGACGTTGAAATGGATGGCATGGGGGGAATAAGAACTTACATTGATGGCGTTGCTGGTGGAATTCCAGATCGAACAGACATGGTATATGACGGTGGTACTGCGATTACAAATATTCGTTTTGCCACCATCTCTGCATCATCCTCCGGCAATAACACGATTGTCGCTGCATCGGCCAATAAAAAGATTCGCGTCTTATCACTGACGCTCACTTTTTCGGGAGGCGTGAACGCCAAATTCCAGAGCGCCGCCGGCGGCACGGATAAAACCGGCCTGATCTACGGCGTGACCGGCGTGCCGTTCGTTTTACCTTATAACAAACTGGGATGGTTCGAGACTGCCGCCAGCGCCTTGCTCAACCTTAACCTTTCGGCCGCCGTCGCTGTCGGCGGATGCTTAACCTATATCGAGGTGTGATGTGGGAAATTCAATTCCTGTTCAAGTTGTTGAACCTATCGTAGCCGGCACAAACAAGATCGGAGCCATCGACGTTGTGACCTCAACACCCACCGTTTACAACGTGACGCTGACCAACGCGGACACAGAGTACAGCCAGGCGCTGCCCGCTAACACGCGCGGATTCGAATTCCAAGCCAGAACCGAGGCATTATTGCGGTATGCCTTTGTGACCGGTAAAGTTGCCACGCCGACCGCTCCATGGTTGACATTAAAGGCCGGAGACGCTTACGCCAGCCCGCCGCTCAATCAGGCCGCGTCGCCGTCGACGTTGTACCTGGCTTCTCCCGTAGCCGGCACCATCGTCGAGATAACGGCATGGAGTTAGTATGCCAATAAAGAAACGTAGGTTATCAGCATTATTACTAAAGACCGGACAGACCACCTCGTATGGTTCTGGAACCGGCGTTGATGATGGGGCATATCAAAAGGGCGTTGCGAAATCATATACCATCCTGACGGCCGGGCAATACGCTGGAACGACCAATATTACACTTAACGGAAAGACCGATGCGCACTCAAATGAATGCGTCTTGGATAATAACACCGGTTTGATGTGGTCAAGATACGTTGCCGGAAGCGTTGGTCCATCCTCGAACGGTACTTTACCCTGGACGACCAATGCAAACGGGGAGGGAATATTCACATACGCCGCCGCCGCTAATGCCGCAGGACTGGCTGGATATTCCGACTGGCGGGTACCTAAAGATTTAGACCTTGCCAGTATAAGAGATATGGAGGCCGCCTCTGGTATTCCCGACGCAACGGCGTTTTCGTCGTTCCCTGGCAATAATAATATTTTTACAGCTACAACCTGCCCATCCCTAACAACTTACGCGATGAATTATTACTCTTTGCAGGGTGTCATCAACGCAGTGGTTAAGACTGCCGCATGTTATCTCATATTAGTCCGAGGTGGGGGATGACATTATTACTGCTGTTCAACTACATCTACACCCCGCAGGGCGACCGACGGGTTTATAAAGCGTCTACCAGAACCACAGAAGACGCAAACGATGGTATAAATAAAGCGAAAGGACGAGGGACTTATGGCAACGTTCCGCGAAGCAACTATTCAGCAAAGCACCGGTGAAATTCGTAAGTGGACGGCTGATTTTACCGACGACCTTCCGACGGGAGTAATAGTCACAGGCGGGACAGCCACGCATATACCGCCGTCAGGATCAGCCAGCACAGTCACGGTTACGGTCGGCTCTCCTTATGTCTATGCTCAACTAGGGCCGTTGGCATTGACCGGGATTCATTATGTTGATATTCTGGCTACTTTTTCTGACGGAGAGAAAAGCAATTTGCAAATTGGCTTTGCCGTTAATTATGCAGACACAGCCGCCCGCGCGTCTATGGCGAACCTGGTATCCACGCTTAGAGGACTTACCAATACCGGATTTAACGATTACGTAATCGCTGGTCAAGCATATTGGACGGATAAGCATTTACAATCAGTACTTGATCGTTACAAAACTGATATCCGTGAAGCCGGTTTAACTCCCTGCCCGATGCGCAATACTGGCGGATCGATTGATTACAAAGAATATCAGACACACGCACATTGGCTTGAGAGCACAGATTCTAGCGGTTCAGCACGTTTTATTATCACAGATGTTACAGGAACGGTGCAGGTATCCTCGTTGTGGTCGGCTGATTATGAAAATGGCGTGATTACATTCGTTTCAGACCAGGCTAACGCGTCCAGGTTCCTTACTGCGCATTCGTATGATATCTATGCTGCCGCCGCCGATGTGTGGAGACAAAAAGCCGCATCCTACGCTACTATGATTGACTTTTCCACAATCAATCAGACCATCAAGCGCAGTCACATCGTTTCGCAATGTGAGGCTATGGCGAAGAGGTATGAGAGCATGGCAACATCTGGCGGCGCTTCTTCGGTTGACATCGTGCGTGGAGACCAACGCGCGCACGGAAGGATGGATTATGACTAACGGATTGACCGCCGCCGAACTCGCCCAGATGCAGAATGATATCGAACAGTTATTTCCCGATACGTGCCATATATTGGAAGTCACTTATACCAGCGACGGCGCGGGAGGCATGACGGAGGTATGGGGGACGGCAACCGCCGGAATATCAATTCCGTGTCGGATAGATTATCTTTCGGGCAAAGAAGCAATTACGTCCGGAGCATTGAATCCCTACCATAAGGCGATTATCAATATGGCGCATGATGTCACAATTACTCCCGCAAATCGAATTCAAATTGGATCAAACGTTTTTAGCGTACAATCCGGAAACGCCGGGCAATCTTGGAAAGCGAACACAAGTTTATCGGTGGAATTGATCCCATGAAAACATATACCTACCCATCCGGTTTGGTGATCCATGAAAATCTATCTGAACTCCTTGAACAATTCATGGTTACTGCCCCTGAAAAAATGCAGAAGGTTGTCAAGAAAAATGCATTTATTATCCAGGCAGAAGCGGTTAGAGACGCGCCGGTAGATACTGGGACTTTAAAAAATAGTATCATCGCAGAAGAAACGGACGACCCCAACAAATGGGAGGTTTCGGATGGTGTTGAATATGGCGTATTTCAAGAACTAGGAACCTCGAAGGGCGTGACCGCAAAACACTTTTTGGGCGGCGCGGCCGAACGCAGGGCGGATCCATTCTTCGACGAAGTAAAGGATGCGTTACAACCATGAGTATCCAACCAGCGCTAAATACCACAATTTATACCGCATTAAGTGGAACTACAAATGCTGGAACGAGAGTATACTATCTACTGGCGCCTGATAAAGCTACGCTGCCTTACATCATCTTAGATTACATTAACGAGGGAGATGACAATGACAATCCACACAGGGCAAAAAATTGCGTGATATCCATTAAGGCTTACGCGGTCACGCCCGCGGAAGCAGGAGTAATCGATGGACAAATAGACATAGCATTACACCACACGGTTTTATCGGTAAGCGGTTGGACTAATTTCCAATCGCGCCGCGAAAATGGTTATAGTTTGGTTGACACAGATTCCGCCGGTCGAAAGACTTACATGAGCGGAGCTGATTATCGTTTTAGGATGGACAAATAGGAGATCGAAATGGCTGAATATACCGGTCAAAATTTAGTAGTAAGTTTTATCCACCCATCGGGGACATTGACGCTTAACACAGATTATCGTTCACTGGCGACCAATCCAAGTATTGGCATGGTGCAAGCCACAGCCGGAAGTGACGCTAATCATACCTATCTGACGACCGTCAAGGACGGCAATTATGCTTATCGCGGCGTTGCTCAAACCGCTGGGACCGTACTTAAAGCGGCCTTATTGCCTGGTGTTGTGGGTACGTTAATTATTGGCGCTGAAGGTACCGCCGCCGGAGCGCAGAAAGAGACTTGCCCGGTTATTTCTATGGGCGCGAAATACAATTATCCCTACGATAACATAGTTGAAATTAATTGTGACTTCCAGGCTAACGGCGCTGTTACTCTTGGTGTATATCCATAAAAGGAGATGAAATGGGAGAAGTAAAATTATCGACTGGTAAAATCGTTCAACTTGATATGAGCAAAGTAAAAATGGGCGAGTGGCGCAGATTCTTCCGCGGTGACGGAACTACCAAAGAAGATGACGCCTTTGTCGAAAAGATTACCGGACTTAAATCGATCGAACAGGCAGAAATGCTGCGAGATGATTATCGCCGTATCATGCAAGCGATCATCAAAGAAGGTAATCAGCCACTCGCCGACTTAAATTTAGCAGAAGCGTCTACCTCGGAATAACACAGAAGAAAACAATGCCGTGGGAATTCTGGCGATGGCAAATAGCCGAACAATATCACTGGACGCTCGACCAGGTAGACGCGATATCGATGGACGACCTGAAAGAATATTTTCAGGTCATGGACGGAAAGCATAAAGCCAGACATAGTATTTTATAGGTGAGTTATATGGCTCAACGTGTTGCTTCAATCATGGCTGAATTGGGAATAGATGCTAGTAAACTAACGTCTGGTCTCAATAAAGCCACGTCGGAAACACAGCAGTATTTCAGTAAACTTGCAGAACAAACTACCAGAATGGGAGTTGATCTATCTAAAACAGGATCGTTACTGGATGGACTGATTAACCAATATAAAGCTGCTACTCCTGCTAATGCCGCCTATGCCATGTCCGTCGCTCACATCAAGGATGAATTCGAGCGCGGGAATATTTCCGCTGCACAAGCCGTAAAACAACTAGAAGCCGTCAAGAGTTCGATGGCAAGTAGCAAGGGGGCATTTGCTACCTTTGCGGGTGGTATCAATAGCGCCGTTACTCAACTTACTGGTTTCAATCTTGCTCAAATCGGATTTGCTGGTGGTGCCGTTCTTGTCGCCAAAGAAGTCGGCAAGATGGTCAATGAGACTCAAGCCTATAACCTGGCAATGACCGATTTGGCCTTGAAGATGGGAACCACTACAGAAGAGGCTAGTCGGTTGGTGCAGGTAGGAGATGATATCCGCTTATCGCAAGAACAGATATCCACGGCCATGACCTATGCAATCCGTAATGGGGTCGAACCTAATATCGAAGGATTAGCAAATCTATCCGATAAATACAATTCACTTCAAACCCCGGTCGAGCGCGGTCAGTTATTGTTAAAGACCTTTGGGCGATCTGGCATGGATATGGCAAAACTTATGGAGCAGGGCGGCGATAAAATCCGCTCGATGTCCGCGGCCATTGACGATAATTTAATCGTCACCGCGAAGGCCGCCGAAGCCAGTAAAAAATGGTATGAAGCGCAGGACAAGCTTAACGACCAGATGACCGGAATAAAAATGCAGGTCGGCAATGAGGTTATCCCAACGCTTACGAAACTCGCGGATATCCAAACCATATACGGAGAGATCAGATCGAGGGATGCAGCCAGTATTAAAACGGATATCATCCCTATTTATGGTCAATTAGCAAATACCTGGCGTTTAGCAGAAGCGACTTTCCAGGCTTTTACTGGCAAAGTCGAAGATTCTGGAAGTTCTATTGTTGATACGACCGACAAAATGGTTCTTTTTGGCCGTGCATCGGTTGATGCTGGTATTACCGCGGAAGAATCAATGGAAAAAGCCGCGAGAGCAGCGGAAGAAGCCGCCGATAAAATGACACGCGCCAATGAAAAAACCTTGCTCGAGATTGAACAGTGGGGGAACATAGAAGGTAATTTCACCGACGATATGGCGAATCTCTACGATGAACGCACAAAGTTGGTGGATGAATTCAACGCGCTGGTTGATGATGGTACGGATGAATACCGCAAAAATTACGAAGAACACCGGATTGCAATCGAGAAAAATAATAAAGCTATCCAGGATAATGTTGCAGAACACGAGATAGCAACAAAAAAAATTATCCTAGGATATGTTGAGCAAAATCTCGCGCGTGACGGCTTGACAGAAAGAGAAACAGAAGCCTTGATAAATCTGGGAGTTCAGTGGGGGATTTATAGCGAGGACGCAGTGGCAGCCTTCCGCGCGGGAATGGATCAGGCTAATCAAATGACTGATACCATTAATAATATTCCGACCGAACATCGGACGAATATTTACATTGATACCTATCACCAAAGTTATGGTGGTGGGCATGAAGATGAAAATAACGGCCGGCTGGGCGGATATGCCTCCGGCGGCGTGACACATGGAGAATGGGCCTGGGTTGGCGAACAAGGGCCAGAGAAAGTACGCCTGCC